ACGTAATTTAATACACTCATAAACTCTTCAGGAGTATCACACTCCACAGTTTTTTTATCCCCCTCATTAGAGTAAATATAAACCGTTCTTCTCTGCGTGTCCACCACACACTTAGTTAAATATTCATCTTCCATAAATTACCCTCAATATCCCATCACTATAGAGCAGATGGGATGGTTTGTCAAGATGCTGGTCGGGCATACCAGAAAGATAGCACAAACCTTTCTGCTGCTCCTACCTCACTTACATAATGAAGGTGTTGAGAATTAGAGAATATAATTAACTTACCTGGCTCTGGTTTGATTTCTATATCTTCAAAACAAGTAGAACCACCTGTAAAATCATTATTCAGATAAAGCATTGCTGCAAATACATCTGGTTCATGCACATTATTATCATCAATATGAGGTTTCATAAATGTCCCTATTGGCCATCTAACCACTCCCACATATTGTAATTTTATATTATCATCAAATGTTTTGCATAGTGTGGTTACATCATTTATAACACTACTAAAAAGTTCATCCTTTGATTCAGTAAGATGAATAGGATCTACATTACCACCCAGATATTTTGCACCATAGTTCTGATCAAACTTAAACTTTGGTATCTCTGGATTAGCAGTTAAACTTTCATTTGGATTTGAGTGAGTTACTCTCTCAACAAAACTATCTTCCTTGTCAAATAAATCTATAAAAGATTGGCACAGAGGAGGATCTAAAAATCCATCCTCAACATAAAGTAATTTCCTCATACAGTAATAATATTCGGAGGACCACTAAAGTTAGGATCTTTATAATCTTTGTCTGGATAATCTTCCCATCCATCACCTTGATATTCAACAACCAGTGGATTACAATCTTTCCTCTCTGCATATACGTGGTAGAAACAATCTATTGGCATACCTCCATTAGCTTGAAGATATATCTTTTCATCATCCCATCTCTTTATAATAATATCTTGATGAGCACCTATTGGTTGAAGTTGCACAGTTATACTTTGAATATGAACTAATCCTTTCCAATAGTTTGGTAAGAATATTTCCTTTCCTCTTCTCAATCTACCTCTAAAGTAAACTCCAACTTCTGGTCCCTCAATACATGCATAACGAAGACGATTTCCTTCACCTTTAGTGGGGTGTTGCATATCAAATGGTTTTGGTGACGCATCTGCTGCAGCAAATCTAGCAGCAAGTCTTCCCTTATTACCACCATCTATATCACCAGTAACATATAAATCACCCTCAATATAACAACTATTAACAGTTCCACCTCCAGTCACATACAAGGCATTATCGGTTTGACCATTACCTTGTATCTCTTGATTACCACTAAGATTAACAGCCCAAGGAGTTCCATCATCTCCTTCTAATCTTGTATTACCCTTTACCCACAATGATCGATCAGCAGGAGTACAATCTTCATCATCATTTGTTGTTCGAGCTATCATTAAAGTGCCAACATTATCACCAAAACCTCCTCCCTCCTCATTTGGAGTACCAAAAACTACTGGTCCTTCCATATGAGCAGATCCATTAATCTTTTCATCACCCTCTTTAATAGCAGGAACTAATCCTGTTCCTACTCTCAATTGCCCTCCGACAATACAATCATCCATTCCCCAAGCCATTTCTTAAACCTCCTTACGTTGCTGAAGTTGAAACTTGATTATTTTCTTTATTGTATTTTTGACCATTTGTTTTAGAATTTTTAGTGGCACATGCATCAGTTACAGCCTTAATTAAAGAACCATATATTCTTAAACAAGAATTAGCTGATATATTCATAATACCAGTAGAAGTGATTTTTGTCATCACTTTGGAATCAAAAATAATCTTCTTGGTTTCATGTATAGTAAAAGTTTCTGTAGCAGTACACTTAATATGTCCTTTAGCACCACCTTCACCAACAGCAATTAATTCTATATCAGTTCCCTGTAGTCTGATTTTACCATTAGCAGCAGTAATACAAATATTACCATTAACTGCATTTAAAATCAAGGTGTCATCAGGTTCAGTATTATCCTCTCCTGCTAGAACTTGAAAATTACCAGGACTTGTTGATGTTGTCCAACCCTTTCTCTGTCCATCAATATCTAAAGAAAACTGATGACGGCCATCAGGAGTATCCAACATACATCCCGAAGTAACATCCCCTTTCTTATGAATATGTCCAAAACGAAGTGTTCCCTTATCATTACCATATTTTACAGCAGTATAATTTTGTTTAGCAGTGACGGTAGGATTAGGATCCTGACCGAAAGACATCATCTCCTGTGGACTGATAATACCATCACCATCAGCATCTTGGGTTTTTTTAGGAAGTCTAGTTAAGACTTGATTAGTTGCGGTTCCTGGTTTTGCCATAATTTTATATTAGATTGTTAGGAGTGCCTGGAATATCCAATCTTGGATTGTTAGTCGCAACATCAGTTCCTTGTCTGAGGATTGCTGATGGAGGTGTGGTAACTTCAGCATCAATACTTTCTTGCATTGTATTGTAAATCTGAACCAATTTACCAGGTGTTTCATAGTATCCAGCATATTTAATACCATCTTTATAGAAGATAGCACCATAGTAAGGTTTACCATCATAATATCCAGTCTGTTTAAGTCCAACTAGATCTGTAACTTGTAATAATTTATCCTTATTAGGGATACCAATAGGATCTCTAACTATTTCAAATCTAGGTATGAATTCAGCACCACCACCAGTAGGAACTTTAGGTGCTACTGACCTAACTCTTATCTGTGGCCAACTAGTATAACCATTTAAAGGTGATAAACCAGGACCAGCTGGACTACCTCCAGGACCAGTTGAACCACCTCCTCCTTCTGGAATTGAAACAGCTTCTATTTGACCAAAAGGACCAAATTTGGGTTCAAAACATTGTTCTTCACCAGTTTCAGTATTTTTAATACATACAACATCTCCTTTTCCATAATTAATTCCACCACCATCCACAGGAAGGATTTCTTTAAGTTCTAGATTAACAGGATAAGAAGGAGCAGGATCACCAGGTTCAATAGGAGGAGTCCATCCATTTCCTGGATCAGAAACAACAACAGAAGTAACGATACCAACTCCAGTTATTTTTTTAGGACAAGGTGGAGGAATAAGAATCGCAGAAACACCAATAGGATTAACTGTCCAAGATTTACCTTGTGCCTTCCCTGTTCGTGGATCCACTTTTGCCACATCCGTTTTTTTCGTAATCTTTACAGCAGCAACTGCAGGGTTTTGACTAAAAGGAGCATTGAAATCTAAATTAGTTAAAGTTAATTCGATTGATCTCTTACCTTTAGGGGCATTAAACATATGACTCTGAATACCCTTCCTCACTTCTGCCTTTGCTATCTCAACACCATCAAGTTTAACAATCAATTCATCATCAGCCTGTGCTTTTATATCATAAGTGCCTGTCTCAGGAAAATCAACATTATTCCATGTCATAGTCCAAGTTGTACCATTATGAGTTTCGATATACTCCTCATCCGTATTCCAAGTAGGAGTAATGTATGCACCCAATTCTCCATTTGCATATGTTGATAATGAAGGTCCACTATATGTCACTCCATCTTTTGCGGATCCACTAGTAAGACCTTTCCCATATACTGTCTCAATCTTCTTTGTTGATGGAACAGTAAACTTACAGGTAGATCCATTAATATCATAGAATTTTCCAGCACTAGCAGAGCAAACTAGATCATTATAATCACCATCCTTATAATCTTCCATTCCCAATACTGCTTCACCTAAAGTTTTCAAATTTTCTTTTCCTTGAACAGAATTAACTTTAACAGTATAAACTTTTCCTGCTTCTACTTTCTTAGTGATATTTTCTTTAAGTTGTGGTCCTTTATATTCTCTACTCACATCAAAAAGACCATCTATATTAATTGAATTTCCATAATCAGAAGATGTGGTTACTTTAAAAGTAACCTCAACACTATCAGATCCTCCAACTGTTTTTTGTGTTTGAGTTTGTTTGGCCGCCCAGTCTGCAGTACTAAAAATCTTTTTATCAATCTTAGTATAATTAAATTGCTTATCATTCTCAACTTCAACTGTTATCTCGTGGTCACCACCTTGTAAATATTTCTTTGCTAAATTAGGCGATAAAGAAGTTGATGGACTTACTCTCTTATTAGCAGAAGGTCCAAGAATCTCTTCTCCATCAATTAATATTTTACCTTGATTATCTATTGATCCCCTTAATCCATAATATCCAGAATAAGGAAGATTAATTTTCCAAGTATTTCTATATACAATTCCACTTCCATCTGTTCCTTTAAATCCCAATGGAGCAATAGGAGAAACAGCATATCGATTCATAAACTTTGCCCACGAATCCACTTTAACAGGATACCATTTAAGACTACCATTCGGATGTCTAGTAGACCAAATAGGATTATTAGGACATCTACCTTCTCCAGCAGGAGGTTTCTCTTGTGGAATTGTTGGCATAGGAGCATCAATTGTCATTGCCACACCCATTGGATTTTGATTCCAAGATTTAGCAGAAATAACTTCTATATCATCCACAACAAAAGCTGCTTTAATATCTACAGCAAGTGCCATTGGATTTCCTTTTGCCACTGGTTTGCCTGGTATCTGTTCTAATTCTGCTTTTAATCTATAAGTACCTTGTCTAAAATATTGTGTATCAATTGATTTACCAGTTCCTGTTGATCCATCCCCACGAATTCTAAATCCCATCTTATACAAAACAATATCTTCTCTACCAGGATGACTAAATGTAAGATTTACATTATCATCAACCATTGTTTCAATAACATAATTTCCATCAGAAGGGAAGTTAAGATTATCCCAAACAATTTCATGAATTCCTGCATAATCATCTGTAGATGCATTTGGGTAATCAGGAAGACCTTTGATCTTATAATTTACAGTCTCAACTGATGATACTTGAGTAACACCAGTAATTCTAAGATTTCCATTTTCATCATATCCATTATCATAATCATCATCATAACCAATCGTTGTTTTATCAGCACTTATTCTAGATCCAGAACCTCTACTACCTCCAATAGTTTTAACCAAATATTTTTGACCAGCAGTAAAAGTTCCCGATCCTTTTTCTTTTGCAAATCTTCTATTAACATCTCTCTTTAAAATAATATCACCATCATCTGCTTTTATTTTAATCTCACTTAATGCCAACGAAGATATTCCTGGTCTATCATCTATATTCATCTCAAAGAAAACCTTAACCTTTCCAACACCTACTACTTGGATATAATTTTTACCATCTTGTCTTAAAAATTTAACCGTAGGAGGAGGACTCTTAACAAGAGATTTTTTACTTCTATCCTTCTCTACCTCACCAACACCAGTGGGATCAAAAGGAAGAACACCAAATCGATTTATAAAATTAGAATCTCTACCTGCACCTGGATTAATTTTCCATAAAGGTCTATTTGCTTTATTAATCCAATCAACAGTATTAAATACATACTTTCCTTTCTCTCCAGTAGAAGTTGTTGAAGGTGCTGGTTTAGGTGGAGGATCAACTATGAATTTACAATCACCACCATTTATATCATAAAATCTGCCAACATTAGCAGAACAAACTAGATCATTATAATCCCCATCCTTATAATCTTCCATTCCAATAACAGCTTCACCCAAAGTTTTTAATCTTGTTTTTCCTTGAACAGAATTGATTTTAACATTATAAATCTTTCCAAACTCGACAGTTTTTGTCATAGTTTCTTTAAGTTGTGGTCCTTTATATTCTCTACTCAAATCAAAAAGACCATCTATATTAATTGAATTTCCATAATCAGAAGATGTAGTTACTTTAAATGTAACTTCATTAGATGTATTTGAATTAGCAACAGGTAAATCCCTTTTAACTTTTTTATTTTCTTTAATATGATGATTTAAAAGTGATATTGATATCTTATGAACTCCTGAATCTATATGCTTACTAAGTTCTAAAGGGTTAGATAACACACTACCTGCAGCACCACCAGCTCCTATTCTAATATCAGTAAGAGGTTTATTATCAATATAAAGTCGAGCATCATTATCTGCCTGTATTCTAAATCTATACTCACCTTCCCAAGGAAAATCTTCTTCCCATTCAAATGTATAGGTCTTTCCTGCCATATCAGTTCCCTTCGCATTTGATGGTGGAACTGGTGATACAGCATTTGAATTCATAAAACTATCTTTATCATACTCCCAATATGTACCAAATTTATAAGTCACATCATTCATGGTAGGTTTTCCTTCTTCCAGAACCCTTTCCCATTCAGGTTGAAGTTTCATTCCCTCCTCAATCTTATCAAGACTCTGACCACTATCTCGTAATTTTTTCCAATACGCAAGACCACCTGGTTCAGCTCTTCTTCCAAATAATTTTATATAAAGATTATCAATTTCATCATTAGTTCCTGTTTTTGAACCCCATACCCAATGGTTTACATTATATACTTTTCGGGTTGATTGATCAGGAGAAACCACCTTTAATGGAATTTCTTTTCTAGTGGTCCACCATTTTAATATCCTATTAGTATTTCTATCTAAACTAGACCCATCCTTTAAAGATGCTAAAAGTTCTTGGTATTTTTCTATCTGAAGAGCAATAGGATCTTTAGATTTTCCAATATACAGTGAGGGATCAAAATCACCCAATTCTTTACCATCAGGTCCATATCTTTTTCCTGCTGGCATATTAGCCAAATCAGGAACACATCGATCTAAAATATATTCTTCAAAATCTTCTTCTTGATCATATTCTTCAATATAATAATCAGTATTACCTGCACCAGCTGTTTTAATAAATGCTTGAACAGCAGCACCAGATCCTACTCCTCTATCATCACTTATATCTACAATAGGTGCATATTGATATCCAAATCCCCCATGCACCACATCAACAGCCATTAATGACCCATCTTTACCAACAATAGGATTAGCTTGAACTCCTACTCCTCCACCACCAAAAAAATTAACTCTTGTTGTATCCTTATCTAATTTTACACCATTCTTCATTTCAATGAACTGACTACTTCCTCCAATATCTGGTGTAGGAAGTCCTAAAGTTTGATCAAGACTTTTAGATGTATCTCCTTCTCCATTTAAACCTACAATACCTCCACAAGCACCACCATCTCCAGCATTTTTAACTGGCAACATATCAGAAGGTTGTAATCTATTAACTTCATTAATGTTTAAATATTGAACTTTCTCTCTATTTCTAAAAATAAAAATAGTTCCTGGATTTAATTTAGCATATTGATTCGCATCATGAACACCAACGCGATCGACAAATCCCCTGTCGGTTGATATATAACCGACTCGGATGTCACATTTAGTTGCTGGTCCAAAAAGATCGAAAGACATATATTAATTCTTTATAACAGTTATTTATTAGAACATATTAAACTCAGATTCATCAGCGACAGCCTCATCAATCTCATCTTGAGTAAAAGAAGCTTCTACTCCACCACTTTGAGTCAAATCAACATCTGCGGTATTCTTAGTAGGTTCACTAAATGCTGTTTGTGCTTCTCTCTTAATGTAATCAACACCTTCTCCAAGTGCAGAAATCTTACCAAGATGTTTGCCAGTAGCTTTATCAACCGCATTGGTGCTTGGCAAACTACTTTGTTCTTGTCCAGCTCCACCACTACACAAAGTATAGAAGTCGGAGACAGCTTCATTCGGTTTCTCCTCAAAAGGGAAAACATTCATTTTAATATTTTCAAAACTAAGAGCAGATGTAAGACTTCCTTTAATATTTCCCAACTTATTAAACATATTAGTTGCAGATCCACTCAATCCTGCCATATTAGAAAAGGCATCTTTTAAAAATCCATCTACTCCACTAATTAAATTATCACTTGTCTCTTGCATTGCATTTTTATTAACAGCTAAAACAGTTGCTATCATATCCTCAGAAGTACACATTGGAACTTTAGGTTTTCCTTTTGGTTTTTCACCATCACCACCTGATGAAATATCATTCTCTGCCATAGATGCAAATTGATCCATCAAACCATCAATATTCAATACTTTATTCATAATTCCTTCCATCAATCCTGCTTGTCCACCTGTCATTCCATTATAACTTGATAGAAGATTTTGTGATATACCATCCTTTACATCTAAGAAATTCATTCTCTCCATCGCAGGTAAAGCAGATACTGCCTTGGTCATTTCTTTATTCAATGCCTTCTCACTATATTCCATACACTTATCCATCACTATCTTCATATACTTGGATTGTCTTTTAGAAGAATCAGCAATCATCTTCTTAACATCTCTAATTCCCTCTGTCATTGATGCTGCATCAGTATAACTCTGTAATGCGTTCATCGCTTTATCAATATTCTGAACCAAATTATCCATATCAGTCTGCATTGCTTTATTAGCAGACTCTACTATGTTGTCTGGTTTTAATAATACTCTCTTCTCACAATAAACTTTATCTCTTTTTATATCAGCAATACTCTGCCTCATCGTGGCTTCGGCTTCCATATAAGGATTCCCAGTCACTTCAGATCTTGGTGAATTTGCTTCCTTAACTCTAGCAGCAACTCCTGCTTGAACTCTTTTCTTAATTAATTGATCTGTCTCTTCTTTAGATAAATTTCTTTCTTCTGCTTCAGCTCTTGCACTATCAATATCTTTTTGTTGTGCTGGTGTTACCTTACGATTTGAGGGTAATCCATATTTACTTAATCCTGTACCAGGAGTAGGTTTTGCTCTTTCTTTTTCATTCTCCTTAGTAGTAGGTTTATCAACCTTCATATTACCATCATACTTACTAGGAGAAGAATTTCCTACATAATCTTCATTTCCTTGAGAATATCCACTCACACATATAGTTTTTCCTGATGTAGTATTCGTAACTCTATTATCACCAATAGTAGTTGCTATTTCAGTTTGAGAATTATTTCCCAAACATCCCATAATTATAGGTTGTTGTCTAGCAGTACCATCTAAGAAAAATCCAAAGACAATATTACCTTGCCTGATCATTGGGGTTTGACCAGAGTTCTGTAGATATGCTCCCGCTGTTGTGGGATACATTACATTTGCCCAAGGTAAGTTTTCAGACTTGATAACCTCTTCACCAAAATCATGAAGACCAAAAATTCTTACCTTATAACGATAACCCCAACCAGGAATACTTTCAGCACTTTCAAATTTTCCAGACAATACATTATCACGCCAATAAGAATCATCGGCGACTTGTCCCATCCACCAAATGAAATCTTGGCCTATAAAGCCTTTATTAAATAACTGACCTCCTACCATAATTTAATCATCATATACCCTACACTCAAATGAATCAGGATGATTATCACAATAAACTTCTAAATGCTGATCCTCATGTCTTGTGTGCCAATCATTGATCTTTGCACCACCAGGATTCTCTTCATTCTCTTCATGAGCATGAAAAGCATCATTATGCATTTTTAGATCTTCCTCACTATATTCAATCATACCATGATTGACGTGCTCTTTATTATCCTTTGGATCAATATAAGATTCATGATTTAAATCGTGTTCTGGAATTTTAGTAGTCATAAGATTAACCCCATATATTGATATTTATTATAGCACATTATAAAAAATTACCACCCATACCTAAACTCATAGCTTCTTTTGCTTTTCCAGACAATGCACCTTTGGAGGGATTTCCTTTTCTTCCAAAAGAATCTCTAATCAAAACTAATTTAGTATAAGTCTCTTTAGCAGTAATATAATGACACAAATCAGTAATAAGATACTTACCTCCTGATTGTTCATCAACGTCATCACCACAAGCTTTATTTTCAGTTGTCTCATTTTGAGGAGAATCAAACCAAACCATATCACCTGCGTGTAAGGAAAAATCACCAGGAATAAGAATAGTTATCTCAGAAGCAAATAATTGATTATATCTCATCCTTGCCTGTTGAAAAATCTTTCCTGCATCAAAATTTAATTCCTTTGACTTACTCAATTGTTCCTCAATTCCTCCATAATTAAGTTGTCCAGTAGTACCAAGCATAAATGCAGTATTAGAAAATTCAGTATCTGCTTCTTCTACATTAAACTCCATATTAAAGGAGGGTAATTCATAACCAGCAAGTTTTACTTCATCACCTTTTGCAAATGTTTCAGCAGCATTTAATTGATTAGTAAATACACCATTAAAAGGATCAATCATCTCAGTGCGATTAGAATATGCTCCCATTGAAAATTTTTGCTGAACATTAACTTTATTATGAATTTCCATTGATAATGCTTTAACTTTATATGGTTCAGGTATATTCTCTGAACTTTCATTATAAATGATCTTTGTCTTAGGTTCTTGAGACATTAAAGTATCAATAGATTTAAAATGATAAGAATCAGCAGTTTCCCAGAAAAAATATCCTGCAGTTTCTCCTTCTTTACTTACATTAACAGATACTGATTTAGTTGATAAATCATTTAAAGTATAATAAGGTTTAGTATTATTACCACAAAAATCTAAAGTACTACTTGTTTGCTCTATATCTAAATTTTTTTTTGTTTTTAATACCTCATCAAGAATTTTTTCAACAGAATCAGATATTTGTCCACTAAAAGCAAGTCTAACACTTTGTCCACCTTTTTCATTAGTAATAAATTCTAAAGGAGCTAAATCTAACATATAAGTTTTAGATGAAGACTCATTTGTTGTAGGTACATCCTTTCTTTGATTAATATACAAACTATTCTTATTAGCATCACCAAAATCTAAAATATTTCCTGCATTATCAGTAAATTTTAAATAAACTTTCTCACTTCCAGTGATAGGCAATCCTTCAACAGCACTTACTTTCTTTCTTCTTTTACCATGCCCTTGACCTCTTTTAGTATATGTTAATGTATTACCAGAATCAGTAAAAGTAACAGATGCTCTTACACTATCTGATAACATACTCTCCCAATATAATACACGAACAGTTCCACCAAGAACACTTACACTCTTCTTAGACCCTTTCTCAGCAGAAAAAATATCAATTCGTTGAAGAAGAGCAGGAGTCGCATCTCTTGCTGCTTCCCTCTGTGATTTTCTCTTTTTAATTGTAGCGTTACTTGGCATAGTTATTTCCTCCTAATTATATTTAACCTTGCCTATAATTGGAAGCAAAAGCATCTGATGAAGATCCACCTCCACCACCAAGAGCAATAACTTTTTCTTCTTTATTTGAGTTATTCGATAGTTTTGATGAAGATTTATTATTAATAACATATATTTCTTCTCCATCATCAGAGTATCCACTTGATACAATACCATCTATCTTTTTAGAAGAAGAATCTGTAGCACTAATATTATTACTATCACATGTACTACCACCTTTACCACCAAACGTTTCACCAGATCCTGAAAGTCCCGTCATACCACCTAAGTCGGTTTTTGTAACATCTTTGGATCCCTTTTTAGTTTCACCATCTTTAGTATAACCCATCGCATCTGTTCCCTTCTTCCCAAACATACTACCAAAAGAACCCTTTTCTTTAGCAAGCAATCCTAAAGAGAATGCATTTATCATTTCTCTAAATTGTTCTCGAATTCTTGCATCAAACTTAGCAAGATTTTCTCTTTGCTTTGCCTTACCTTTTGCATCAAGGAAAGGATATCTTATCAACTCTATAATATATCTGAAAGGTGCTCCAACAATATCTAATATAACACCAATAGTTCCTAAAAGATAACTATTAAACTTATCTGTCAAATGCACAGCTCCCCAAAAATATTTCATGGGGTTCCACCAACCCTTATCTTTAAATTTTTCATAACTAATAGCTTCTTTATCCTGAGATCTCTTCTTGAGTTGGAACATACCTTCACCTAATCCAGAAGCAAGAAGTCCAGCACCTGCAACAATTGCTGCAGCTGCACCTGCACCTACTCCTGCTACTCCTCCTGCTGTTGATCCTCCTGTTCCTGTTGCTGCTGTAGCAGTGGTTGCAGTGGTTGCAGTAGCAGTGGTTGCAGTAGCAGTGGTTGCAGTTGTGGCAGTAGTAGTTGCTGCAGTCTTTATTCCAAGTTTTGTAAGTATAGTTCCTGCTGTTTTCTTCCCAAACATTTTAATCACTAATCTACTAAATGATCTCTTCAATCCATGTTTAAAAATACTCATAAAATTCCTAGCCCAACCCTCCATACCACCACTAAACTCCTTACTAAAAGCAATCATTGCTAATGTAAGACTTAATTGAAAATTAAGTGCAGTTTTAAGAATGCCAGTTATTTTATCAAATGTCTCAACACCTTTCTCACCAAAAACATTTTCTATTGCTCCCCGTGTCCACTCAAATGCTTTATATCCCCAATGAACAAAAGTTACTAATCCATTAAGAATCCTACCTCCAAAATCAATAAGGAATTCTGCAAGTCCTGCTAAAAGTTTTAAAATTCCCTTAAGTTTGGGAAGCCATTTCATAAACTTTAGAAATAACCATCCAAAAAGAACTGTAAAGAAAAACTTCTTAATATTACCCCACCAACTTTTAATTTTACCTGGTAAAGGTAATTTAAATTTAACTCCTGTTTTTGGATCACCCTCTACTTCATTCTCTGCCTCTTCTCGTTCTTGTTGTTCCTCTGCTTTTCTTTTATCATCTGCTGCTTTCTTTTCTGCAGCAAGAGTTCCCTTTAATATATCCTCTATCTTTATTACTTTTGTTTTTATAACCAATAAAGGACTTTCTTCTACTCCTTCTACCTTTGTAATATCAGAACTTGAAGGTTTAACTGGCGCTAAGGTGGCTTTAGGAATGGTTGTTAGTGTTCCTCCCCTTTTTCCTTGCGGTAAAAATTTTTGAGTGTTTATTGCCATTATGGACTAATCCCCAATACTTCCATTTTTTTAGATGATCTATGCATTGTAACATTAATGTTTGGTAATTCACGATTACCTCCAGTTGGAAGTTGTGTATCAGAAGCATCCACTTCCTCATTTGGGTTATCCACAACCACCACTTTTGGTTGCCTCTTTGATAGTGGTCCTAGATTAGGATCACCAGATTTAGATGCTACTGCTTTTATTTTATTTCCTTGCCCTCTTCTTCGTTTTGCAGGTTTAACTTTTGTAGATGAAGATGATGCTCCAACCCAACCCATCTTTTTATTAACATATTCTTCAGTTGGCATGGCAAGAACCTTATTATGATCTTTACCTATACCATCTACTATCCACTTGGTTCCCATTATTTGATATTCTTGTTTTCCAAACCCAAATAAACCTTTGGGCATTTTCTCTGTCCATTTTATACTTCCATAACGCATATTACCCACAACACTATCTTCAATCTTAACACCAGCCTTAATTGCATCTTTATATGAATTAATTGATCCTGCTTCTACTATAGGTTGTACTAATCCTCCACCACTAAATTTTTGAACTGAATTATAATTGTTTATTATATTTTTTCTATTAACATAACCACCAGTATTATATTCATCTGAATTATAATTGTTTATTATATTTTTTCTATTAACATAACCACCAGTATTATATTCATTTGTAATTGTTGGTCTATTAGTTCCACCAGCAGCAGCATTCATTCCAGCAAGAGTATCAACTCCATACTGTTGAACTGCTCCTTTACTCATCACAAACTCACCAGGAGTTAGCATCGCAGGAACTGTATCTTTATTACCACTTCCTGGAACTTGACCACCCTTATTGAAGTTCTTCTCCTTCATCATCTCATTATATCTTTTCTGTTCACCTTTTGGTAAATCTTCAAAATTTCTTGGAGTAACCGTAGATCCAATATCATCTTCAGTAAATGTTTCTGATTCGGAGTCACCTGACATTGCTTTGTTTAAAAGCGCTCCTCCACCAACTAACATTGCCCCTTTCATAATCAGTCCCGCCTTTCCTTTACCACCAGGAATCATACTTAACAACTTTCCTAGTTTTAACTTAGCAAGTGCTGCTTTTAATAGTGGAATTAGTTTTAAAAGTCTTACAGCACCCCAAGCTACAGTTTTTACCAGTCCAACAACCATCCTAGTAAAACCAGTTCCAAATAAAACATATGCTGTTAATAAAGTAGGCCACCAATCCTTTAAAAATTTAAAAATACTTTTTATCTTCTTCTGATTTCCTCTATCTGAACCCCATTCTAATATCTTATAAAGAATTCTTCCTAAAATAACTGTTTGAATAAACCCAATTATCTTAGACCATATACTCTGAAATGGTTTAATTACTGCTCCTGCTACCTTTTGTATTCCACCCCATACATTCTTAGCACCTTCCAAAAGTCTTTCTTTTAATTTTCTTTTTTTATCTTCTTGATCCTTTTTTGCATCCTTTGCTTGTTCTTTATGAAACTCCTCTTCATCACCTAATAATCTTGCTATAGAAACAACTTTCTCTTTAATAACTACAAGATCTCCACCCTGTCCTCCAGATTCCCCTCCTTTTACTGGACCAAGTTTAGATGGATTAAGTAATTTTTGAGCAGATATTGTTTTCTTTGCTACTCTATATTCTAAATTTTTATTCTTTCTTACTCTCTGCCACTCTTCCCTTATAGCCTCAATTTCATCACCCTTTAAAGAATTATCCTTCCTCGGATCTTTACTTCCTTCTTGATTAACTACTAAAAATTCTTTAAGAACAGATTCATATTCATCACCAGAAAGGTCTGCACTCCAATCCAAAGCAGGATCAAATAGAGAAAGTATCCCTGCTATATTTGGATTAACATCAACAGTTGTTCTACGTTGCATTACCTTGTTGTTGTGCTTTTAATCTTTCCTCTTCTAGGTGTTGTTGAAGAAGCCCCACATAGATGTCCCGTTCCCAAGGCATCATATTTTCTATCTCTGTCAAGCTATATTTATGGTACTGCATCAAGGCAAAATTAAGTTTGAAGTAATTCTCCAAACTCATATGCAGTAGGGCTATGCGAAAAAACTTGCCAGTCCCTCCATTACTACATCACTTTCAACCTTTGTTTTGGGATTAGTAACTTTAATAGTATGAGATAATTTAGGCATAGTCTCAAAGAAAGATTCAATTTCCTTAAACTGGGTGGAATTCATTGATTCAAGAAATTCCTTAACTTCTTTCTTAGTACAATCAGCAGTTGCCCAAACTTCATCCTCAGTATAAATTTTATCAATACTTGCAGCAATCAATTCAAATGATTGATCCATTGCATTCTTATCATTAAAATCAAAATTGCTTTTAATAAACTGATCTAATGATGGATACTTCATTTCCATCATAATACTATCATCCACTTTAATTTTATTTGTATGATTCTCATCTTTTTGAACTTCAATGTCATCCAAATAAATCGTTACTGGAACTTGAGTTTCATTATCGTCAGGACAAACAATATTAACTTCAAGTTCTTCACCAACAGATTTACCCCTAATATTAAGGAATAAGTATTCAATATCAAAAGTAGGAAGTGTTTCTACTTTAATTCCTTTAGTAAGAACACAACTCTTAAGAACTGCTTTGATAGCATTGGTAATTTGTTTATTATCCTCACTTTCTAAAGCAATTACAAGAACCTTCTCCTCTTTTACAAGAAATGGTCTATAACTAACACTTTGTCCTGTGGAAGGTAACTCCAACTCATATGTCGGAGTAGCAATTTTTGGTAAAGGCATAATCTATTATAATTCAGATCGTATATTTATATATAAGGGTTTTTAGAAAGCATCCCTAATAGCTTGATTGGCAAATCCACCAGCAACATCTCCAAGAAGATCACTTCCTGTTACTCTATCAACTAGATTATCAACCAATCCACCCCCAAGATTGCCCAAAAATCCACCAAGATTAAATTGAGATTGTTGGAATGGATTTGATGGAGGATATGCATTCTGAACATATAAATTCCTTACAACATACCTTATATAACTCATTGATACTGTACATTTCAATAAAGAAGATCCCTCATATGAAACAGGCATCGAATTTATTGCCAAAGGAAAAGATCTAACAAATTCATATGTTAATGGATTTAAATGATCCCTTTCAAATTTTGTAACTTTTAATCCTTGATCTGCAATATAACTATCTGGATATTTTATCTGATAAAAATAATTAGTATCCATTAATCGATTATCATTATCTCTCGGAGATATCTGCCTTCCATTAGTAATATACCCAATCCATTCCTCAAAAAACTTAATTGGTTGATATAATCCAGCATCAACATAAAAAGTTAAATCTATTCTATCATCAAATATTCTTCTATGAACGTGCTTCTCTGTTACACCTGTGCGATCATTACTAATATCAAATGTTGCTAAATTAGATCCAGGCAAAGATGCTTCTGAACACATTAATTGTATTTTATCTTGTTTACCAACACCTCTCCATTTATCAAAAAATGTAGATGGAGGAAGGGGTATCTCCACTTCAAAATGAGAAGTAGTTGCTGGCCTTAACAGATTGGCCTTAATGTTAGATACGGTTCTTACGGAGGGCATTTATAAATACTTTTTGACCTTATATATTATGTATATGAGATAATGGGAGAAAGTATTAAAAGTCTATTTAAA